CGGTGGCCGTCTAGATAGCTCATCGACACCATGCCGCTGGCGGGTAGCGTGAACGGCAGGTTCAGGATGGCCGCGTGCAGGTCGTCGGAGGGCTGAGACTGCATTTGCGCGAGTAGGGCTCGGCCTGCGGTGAGGGCCTTTTGAGCAACCATCCGGTCCAGTTGAATGCTGTCCCGTGGCATCTCCTGGGCCTGCACCATCCGAGCTGCTTCTTCCAGTTGCGCCAGCGCATCCACCAGCGCCTGCACGGTTTCTATTGGGTCAGTCATCCCAGTCTCTCCTTCTGCCACGCGCCAAGCGTGGTGCTACTCGTAGTCCGTTTCACTTGGTGCTCAGCTTCCAGCTTCGTCATCATTTGCTTCCTAAGCTCAAGCACCGCCTTTAAGTCCGTGGGCTTCCCTGCCGCTTCCCACAGCGCGTCTGCCACCTTAAACACTACTTCACGCACACCACTTTGCCGCGGTGCCCCCGGTGCGCGCCCCGTTGCTGGCGCGTTGGGCGGGCGGTAGGTGTGGTTAAACACTTCGCTCGCCCCCGTGCTAGGTGCAGGCGCAGCGTGCGGAGCCGCTTCATACTTCCCAGCCGCAGCTTCTTCACTCATCAGCCTTTCAGCCTTCAGCGCAGGTGCTTCCCAGTCCTCGTCCATCTCTTCCGGTTCAAACGCCTCCGGGTTGTACCTGTAGCACTTCTTGCTCCCGTCCATCACTTTCTTGCGCTGTGCCAACACCCGCAACTCTTCGGCATTCGTTTCCGCCAACCTCATTGCCATGTCATGCACAGCCTTAGCCAAGCCATACCCGTACCCCACCACCTCAGCACCCGTGCTAGCCTTGTAGATACGGCGCAACTGTGTCGGGTCAAATTCCAGGAAGTGCCTGGGGTCACCCAGCGGTATAACGCTTCCACGGTTCACGCACTCAATCCAAGCCAGGTTTGCAAGCACGTCCCGTCTGTGGTGCTTGTGCGTAATTGCCCATTGTGTCTTGTCAACTAGAACGTACATAATTACATCCCTCTCGCTTTAGCACGTTCGTTCGCGTCATAAACGTACCTTTCAATGTAACCAAGATGGTAGGCGACTTGAGCGCAGTTATCCCCGATGCGGATTAACGCAACGAGAACAAAAACGAGAAGGATGCAGATGGCGATCAATGCGTACAGCATGGTGACTCCGTTTAGTTGGTGAACTAATTATAGCACCAATAACTCAGAAGGGAATTTCATCGTCCTGCAAATTCACGCTCTGCGTAGGTGTATCCCACGGTATCTTGTCATCATCGAATTCCGGCAACGCATCCCGGCTACCGACTGTGACCACAGGTGGTTCCACCGCTTCACGCTTCCCGAATGCGGTGCCAGTGAAGTCCACGTCCATAATCTCCGGGTACCCAGCCTTGTTAACCCACACCCGCAAATGCGTAGGTTGCGCCACCTTATCTGTCTGCGTCAGCGCCATTGCAACGCTGTCTGGTACCGGCAAGTTTGTGCGTTTGCGCCACCAATCCCTCGCCTTCTTCCCAGCAAAGTTCACGTGCTCAAGGCATACGTATTCGTCAAACTTCCGCAACCCGCAAAAGTAGCTCACCCTCAACATCGGCGGTTTCCCCGCCCGGTGGTATTGCTGGTACGTTATCTGGTGAACCTCGAACACTTCCACTACGGGAAGTTCTCCGCGCACCAGAGTCTCCGTACTAGACGCCTGCTTAATTTTAACTGCGAACGTGAATTCCGCGCCACAGAGAAAGCAGAAACGAGCGCTGGCATGGTTATACGTGTCACAGTGATCGCAGCATTTGACCGGGGCAGTTCCGCTACCCTTACCCTTCTTGTTAGGTATAACCGGGTCGTTGATCGGTCCAAGGCGTCGGGTATTCCCGGCATAGTCCAGGACCAAGCAATTCTGTTTTTGGCTCGCTGCAATAGCTGCCAATCTGCCAACCTGCGTGCTAAGATCATATCCGTCCGCAAACACCGGACGCGTGCCTCTGCCAAGCATCTGGACCCAAAGGACCGACGACGCAGTTGGGCGAAGGACGAGGATAAGGTCAATTTCCGGGTCATCATAACCTGTGGTCAGTATGTTGTTGTTCGCAATGGCCGTGATGGTGCCGCTTTTATGGCTCGCAAGAATTGCGTCTCGTTCCTGGCCCGACATTTTGCTATGAACCGCGCCCGCAGGGACACCCAGCTCATTGAGTATCTCGGCAATATGGACAGCATGTTCAACTCCAGATGCAAAGATAAGCCATTTGTGTCTGCCTTGCTCCTGTGCGATTGTAATCGCTTCTTGCAGTGCTTTAACAGTAATGTCGTGCTTGTCAACCGCATTCTGCAACTCCTGCTGTATGAACTCACCACCCCGCATATGGACGCCACTGACGTCCAGCTCAACCTTTGGTTTACGAGGTACGAGCGGTAACAGATATCCCTGTGCGAACAGCCAGTTAAAGGCTTCGATTGTCGTCATGTCGAAGCAGACGTCCGTGAATAGCGGGTCATCCTCTTCCACCAGCTTCCCGCTACCCAGCCTCCAGTCCGTAGCCGTAAACCCAATCACCTTCAGCGCCGGGTTCACCTTCTTTAAGTCCGCGATGTACTTCCTGTACATCGTCTTCTCGTTTGGGCTTACCAGATGCGCTTCGTCGATCAGCATCAAGTCCACGTGCCCAAACGCATGCGCCTTTTTGGCCATGCTGGCAATACCGCCGAATACGATATTGTCGTGGATGTCCTTGCGCTTTAGACCAGCGCTGTAGATACCGACGGGGGCGGTTGGCCACGCATCCAACAGCTTCTTATAGTCCTGCTCAATTAGCTCCTTGACGTGCGTTACTATCTGGACCCGCTGGTACGGGAAATGGTATAGCACGCTCTTTAGGAACTCGGCTATAACGTGGCTCTTCCCCGTCCCCGTCGGCATCACCACCAACGGGTTCCCCGTCTTGCCAGCCGTAAAGTAGTCCCAGATGGACTGGGCCGCTAGAACCTGATAGTCACGTGCGGGCATACGCCTTACACCATTTGTTTAGCTTCGTAGAATTGGCAGCCTGTGAGCTGTATTTGCTTTGGGAGTACGACGTGCGAAGCCAACGGACCAGTGACAGCGGCGCAACCGCAAACCCATTGACCCTCACCAGCCTCCGTAGGCCAGCTATACCTGCACGTCCTACAGTTGCGGTCGGGTGCTGCGCCCAGGTGGCACAATGGCCTGTGGTCACAAAACTTGCATGTGAACCAACCGGCGTTGGCCCCTTTCATGCGTTCTGGTACCGTGTGCATCCACACAATGCGCTCCGCCCTATCAATCATCTGGTCAGCCAGTGCACTATCCAACTCCACCAGCTCCATGTACATCTCATCGTTGTTCTTGTTCACGGCCACGTACAGCGCCACCGGGATCTTCATCTTCCGCATGTACTGCTGCATCTGTACATAGTGCTCCCACTTGGCACTCCTGACCCCCTCTTCTTTCACTTTCGCAAACGACTTATCGTTGTGTGTCTTAAATTCTAGCACCACCGCCTGCCCAGGTGCAAGATCCGGGACGCCGACACCAATCCCGTCCCCGCTACCACCATAATGCCCCGCGGCACCGCTGATGCGGAACTGTTTTCCGTTCTCGTCTTGCTGGAACACCTGCACGCCAAGCATCAGCAAGGCAGCAATGATTCGGCCTTCTTCCAAATGCCCCCGGTTAAAAAGGCGGAGCATACGTCCGTCAAACTTGGGACGGGTGGCCCAGCGGAAGCCGTACCAGATTGCACGACCACACTCGTGGCCCATAGTGCTAGCACCAAGGTGAGAACGAAACGCGTCATCTTCGCCCCTGTACGCATCGCCCAGGTGTGGTAATACCCGCTGGAGCCACTGGCGATAAGAGGCTCCTTGGTCCGCCGTCATGGCAGCGTCTATTGCCGCCATGGTTTTGTGTGCCAGCCGTACCGTGTTCATTTGTTCTCTTTTTGGTGCATGTACAGTTCAACCGCGTCAAGCGCCTTGATAAAGATCTTGTCGTCCTTACCCTCGACCAGCAATTGGTTCTGGTGCTTGTTCGCCATCTTGTCAACAATGACGTTGATGGTGTCCAGGTCCAGCGTGATGCCTTTGCGCTCAGGGTCTGCATAGTGCAGCAGAATCATGAACAGGCGCTGGAAACCCTTTTCCGTGTCAAGCCCAAGCTGCTGGATGATGCTGGCGTTTTTAAGCACCCGCGGCAGCACCATGTTCTTCTTCATGTCAAATTCTTTAGCCATCTTCTACCCCAGCTTCAACCTATCTCTACACCTTGCACACGCCAGCCTGTTGTCGCGCATGACCACACGCGGGCTCTCTTCACCGCAGTAGTCACACTCACCAGCTTCGCCGGCTTCTATTTTGCTCGCCTTAGTTCGAGCTCGGTTAACAGCATCGTCACAGATTTCCTGGTAGGCGTCCGACGCCATTTCCTCGTCATCCCTGACGTCCGGCTGGACGTAATCCGCAGTAGTCTTGCGATCCATGCTGCCTCCAAGAAAATGCCGGTCTTTCCCGGCTGTCATCCACACTGTACTTTAACGCCCGACTTTCTGTGGAATTCCAGGCGCGCTCCTTAGCCCGCGGGCTTCTGCATCCAGGGTGGAACCAGCGTGGCGGCACCGGGCACGGGGCCCACAGGGGTCGCAGCAGCGGCGGGCACAGCAGGCGTAGCCGGGGCGGTAGGCAGGGTGACCGCGGCAGGGGTAGCCGGAGGCGTCGGGTTCACCATCTCCATGTACCCGTGCTCCAGCAGCAACGCGTCCGTCCAGCCTTGCTTAATGAAGTCGTCATACGGCAGGCCGTTAGCCTTAGCCGTCATCTGCTTCACCGGCGGAAGCGTGATTTGGGCGGGCGGGGTTGGGGCGGGCGGGGTGGGCGGCGGCGCGTTGACCACGGGTGCATTGTTGACCGCAGCGGGCTGAGCCGCCACAGGCTGTGCAGCCGGAGGTTGAGCAGGAGTTGCAGCGACCGCAGTTGCGGCTCCCGGAAAACCGGGAAACCCAGCGGGTGCACCCATGGGTTGGGCCGGTGCTGCTGTGCTTGCTGCGCCGCCCGCTGCCCAGGGTTGCGCGGGGAAACCAGCTGGCACAGCGGTAGCAGCGGCCGCCGCGGTTTGGTGTAGCGCAGGCATCCCCATCGCCGCAGGGGCGCCGGCCGTGGTGCCCGTGGGTTCGTTAATGTTCTTGTAGGCAGTGATGTCATTGGAGGCCTCGTAGTCACCATCCGCTTTCCGCACCTTCACCTTCACCTTCAAGGGTTTGCCGTGCAGCATCTGGCTATCCGCAACCATGCCAACCATGCCAACGGCGTGGCAGACGGCGGAGAGTTGCTTGTAGCCGATTTCCTGCGCCATGGGGTTGGCGTTGCGGATGTTGAACCGCGCGAACAGCTTGCGCCCTGCGAACTGACCGTCGATGATGTTGAAGCGGCATTCCAGGTACATGCCCCCTTCTGCCTTCGTCGGCTTAACGTCCGACTCGTCCATCATCACGTTGTACCACCCCGCAGGAATGGGGTCGCCCACACCCGTATCGGGTGCGACTTGCGAGCTATCAAAGTTAAGCAATGCCATTCTATTAGGCTCCTATTTTGGCAAAAATGTGGGCGAGGTGGGGAGGTTCCATAGGTGCCAAGGCGCCCGACCGATCCTTGGCTTGGAACTGCATATCAGGCTGCGTCTGCAAGAACCTGAAGGTGTTACCCTGCGGATCCTTATTCACACCCAGCCTAAAAACTTCGTCGTACATATACGGCAGCTTGACGCTGAGCTTAGCTCCAGGCATCATGGGACCGTACCTGACCACACCAGTGAGCTCATCCTTCATGGGCTCCATCTTGCTGGTCATAATCACATGCTTCCCGGGCAAGTTAACGAACGCCCGGATCAGCGTTTCCATCTTTTCAATCAGTTCCCCGTAAGCCTGTCGCGGGTCCCTCACCGTCCGCTTAGCCGCGTTCAGCACCACTTCCGCAATCTCCGTTAAGCTGTCCAGGTACAGCGTTTGGATTGCACCCATGCTGGGATTGGTGGTGCAGAACGTGTAGGCCTCGTTCAGGTCTTCCAGGGAGCGGATGATAATTGCTGGTACATCATAGGTGATGCCCGGCGTACCGACTCCAAAAAGCCTCTCCAGGTTTGACCGGCGCAGCGAAAGCATACCAGCCTCCACGGCGAGGATGAGCGGAGAAGGTGCGGTGGCGGCAAGTGTGGTCTTGCCCGTACCAGCTTCACCATAGACGAGCCCCTTGATGCCGTGGTTGTCTGAGTGCTGGTTAGACGTAGTGAATTGAAGTGACATGCTTGTCCTGGGGTGAGCGGGTAACTATAGCGGAAACGTGGATTCATGCTGGATATTTTAATCCTTTAGATATTCTAGTAAATAATGACAGCTTGAGTGTCCACACCGTCAACTTTGACAGTCTCCTGACGAAGGAACGGTACAGTACACTCCTCGAACACGTCGTTATCTGGGGGTACGAGCACCAGCATGTCTGGCGGGTACTTCATCAACTCCATAATGAGCCTTGTCACGTTCATTGGTTCAGGTGACTTCAGTTCCAATGCCATGATTTTAATCCTTTTCGATGGTGTCTGCCAGCGAGCGGAAAGACTGGAAGGTGGGGAAACGGGGCTTGTCCTTGACACCGTGAGGGAAGATTTGCCCCTTCATGCGCCGACCTTGGATGAGGTGTGGTTCGCGCATAAACTTCTTGCGCTCGTCGTGCCCCATTTTACCAGGGCTGAACTCAATAAGCTCCCCGCGCCTGTGCACCACCTTACCCGTAAACGGGTGCTTGGCGTCTTCCAGCAACTCGGCGACAATGGTACCCACCATTCCGTTCGGTACCATGTTTGCCTGGTGCGTACTGCGCTCAGTGTGCCCATTGGCGTTGATCTTAGCCTCGTTCAGGTTCGTCCGCCCTTCACGCACATTGTGAATCTGGCAGTCGACCTCAATGAAGTTCTTAATGCGCAAGAGCCCGCGGTGCGTGGGGCTGCTGCGCCCGTTCTTGTGGATGCCATAGGGGTTGCGGATAATGGTACCCTCGTACCCCGCTTCGCCCCAGTCTTGGATGAGGCACTCCAGCGTTTCCATGTCTTCCACATGGTTCATACTTGGCATCATTTGCAGGTGCGCGCCCAGGTTTGGGCGCTGCTCTTTAATCTCGTTCACGCGTTGTTCCGCCAGCTTATACCGCTCATGGTACGGCAGCATGACAGTTTCTGGACGCAGGTAGTCAAACACCATCCACAGCAGCCACGGCGTCCCCTCGTGCGTATTAAGCGCGCTCGTCGTCAGGTGGCACAGGTTGGGATGTGTTTCCTTTTCGGCCGTCATCTCGCCGTCAAAGCCCAGGAATGCACCTTGCGAGAAGAACAGACCGGCGTGCAGGTTCCCAAACGGTTTCAGGCTCCGCCCGCTCAGTCTGCCAAACAGGTTCCCAGCTCTCACGCCGTCAACCTTCGGTTGCGCAATGACAGGGAACTCAACCCGCTCAGGGTCCCAATCTTCAGCCAGCTGGAATTTCGTCAGTTGCATTTCTTGTTACTCCTGCCATCATGTGGTTAATCTTAATCGCCTTCTGCTTGCGCCTGTAGCGCCTTGCCAACTCCGCTCTTGTCAGCGCGCCACGCGCCGCGTCCACACCTTTGCCCCAGCGGAACGCGGGCTTGAGCGGGAACCCGCGCGAGTCCGGGTGCCACTCGGCAATATGAACCAACTTGCGATCGTGCAGCGCATGGACCCAATCACGGATTGTGCGATTGTGCAGACCAGTGAGATCTGCCATTTCGAAGTAATCTAGTGCCTCCTCCTGTAAGCCAGCCACAAGCATGGCGAACAGGTGCGGGAGCACCCGGACCTGTTTCGGCATAGTCATTTAACTGGCGGAGGCGGGACAAGGCTGGGAGCTTGCGGGGCTGCCGCAGCTTCCAGACGCGCTTTGAGTTCCTTGCCGGGTTCCAGCTTGCACTGCGGGGAGCCCGGCTTGGAGTCAATGAACATATTGACCACAGCAGTTTGTTCCGCCGTCAGCTTACGGTATTCCGCAACGCTGAGCTCGGGTTTGAACTTGATCAGCTTGTCCACGCTCAGCCCCAGCACCGTGAACAGCATGGCGTCCGGGTCCATCTTGGCAATCTGGTCGTCCGGGTAGCCAGCGGCGCGTAGGATGTGCAAACCGTCACGCACCTTCGTCGTCTGCAGCACAGACATCTGCACTTGGTCAACAGTGCGGGTAATAACGTGCGTGGCCTTGAACACGTAACCGTCTGGAAGCGCGTACTCGTTCGCGCCCTCCTTCGGGTTCACAATCAGGGTGCCGAACAGCTTCTTGCGCAGCTCAGATTCCTGGAACTTGAGCACGTCGAGTTGCTTCTTGAGCTCACACCAGCGGTGGATATCCGCGGTGGAGACCGTGGGCGGGGGAGGGATAAGAGTCATTTGTTGTACTCCGGGTTAAAGGTTGTGGACGTGAGCTAATTATAACCCGCGTCCACTCGGCCAAGTAGATTATTGCCTTTGACCCAGGAAACTACGTTTCGTTCCTTCTTCCTCAACCTTGTCCGCGCGCGCCAGCGCCTGCTCGTCGCTGTACTTCCCCGTCGCGTACCGGCCCGCGATCTTTTCGTTGCCCAGCAACTTGTCCTGATTGATCTGCAGGATTTGCTCGCGGGACGTCCCGATCAGCTCGTAGTAGTCCGCCAAGTGCGATTCCAGCGCCACGAGGTGCGGGATGATGTGCTCGTCACGGTTGCCGCTTCCGTACACCCACACCTTCTTGGCATGGTCCAGGATCTCGCACGCTTCGATGTGGATATAGTCCAGCGCGCTACCAGCGTCAACGCCGACGCCAATGATGTACATGCCGTATTCCGCCTTCGCCGTCTCGCGCGTCATGTCCACTTGCTGCCAAGCGGCTTCAAGGTAGAATTCGATGTCGCTCAGCTCCTCCAACTGGTTCTTGCGTGTGGTCGCCTGCCGCAGCTCACCCGTCTCGCCTGCGATACCGATGGCGGCGTGCAGCATAGCGGCACCGGGGCCTTCCATGACCTTGAACAGGTCCTTGACCATTTGTTCAAACGTGGGGCGCGCGATAATGGATTGGTCCATGATATTCCTTTGTAGGTTGGTTGGGGAGGGGAAATTACCCCCGAATAGGGGGAAGGGAAACTATACGGTATGCAACACCGTGATAGTCATGTTTCTCTGCTAGATGTACTTTGTCGACCTCGGACAAGTATCCGTTCTTCTGCATCGCGTTAATCGTCTGGTCAATGCTAAAGGTGCTGCCGTTTTTGGCGGTGAGAAAGCAACTGATTCTGCCCAAGCGAATCTGTAGGTACCTACGGGGCACAATGTGGGCCTTTTTCAGCGACTCCGGGCACCCGTAGGATTCGGACTTAGCGCCTTCTTGGATGTATTCCTTGAGCACCGCCGCCATTTTCCGTTCCCTGCTAACGTCGTCATTGCCAACGTCCCCGCTTCGGATCTTAACATCCATGATGTAGATGTCCCGGCGGATAAGTCCCAGCGCCCATTCGGCGTGGGCTTTGGTGACCACAGGGTTAACGTGGTTGTCCGCACATGCCAGCAGGCTTGCAAAGCGGCAGACCTTGAGGTGGGCACGGTTCCACATCTGCCTCTTCGTCTCGTCCGTGGTGCTGTTAATTTCCGCGTCACACTCAACGTCAAACGCGTTAAGTATTGCCGCAGCCTCTGGGCTGTACAGCACTTGCTGCGTAGCGTGCCGGCCAATGAGCTGTATGGCGTGCTGGCACAAACCTTGCGTGGCCTGCGCCACCAAGCCCGGGACTTGCTTGTCCGGGTTCGTGTTCAGCGCCGGTCGCTCCCCGTTATAGTCCACCACCGTAAAACGACTCAAGAACCCGTCTTCCATCATCGTCTGCGTCAACGAGTCGTAGAACGTCCCCGGTGTGGTCTCGCCTATCATCGAGTACGCCACACCCTGCACCGTCTTAACGTCCTTCTCTTTGTCGCTATACCCCATGCCACCCACCAGACTCGCAGGTCCGCTCTTCTGGTACAGGTCCGTCATAGCAGTGCGCAGCGTAGCCATGGGGCCGTCAGCCCTATCGTCATTCGACAGACGCTTGAGCTTGCGCCCCCACTCACCGCTCACGTTCACAAAGCTGTTGTTGACGGCGCAGGCTTTGCGCAGTGCGGGGCCGCTGGCATAGTCCGTGAAGTCTACGAACCGGCACGCCGAAGGGACGCTAAGCTGCAAGCTCTGCAGCAACAGCGCCAACCCGCTGTGCATCGCCTCCTTGCCCACGCCACTGCGTGCAACAAGAATGATGTAGACGTTAAGCCCGGACTGCGGGATGCTGTAGGCTTTACCGCAGACGCCGGCGAGGAAACCGAGTGCGGCTACAATGGAGACCTCCTTCACGGGTCTCGGGGAGCTCGAGTAAATGAACTGGGCAATGGAGCCCGCGTTACCAGGAGGCCAGGGCAGCGTCCCCTCTTCTTCAGGGTAAATCCGCTGCTGTCCCGCCAACTGCGCCGCCATCTGGTCTGCTTGCTGCTGTGTGGTCACACCACCCGTCAGCTCCTTAACCAGCTCCGCCGCCATTGCCACTTGGCTCTGCGTAACAATAGCCTCTCGCTTCTGCCTACCCCTAATAACCTCCAGGGTATAGTTTAGATATCTATCGTTCTTTACCGCCTTTTCGCGCTGCCCCAACGCAGTGCACCTAAACAACTGCCTGCACTGCTCGTTGGACTTGGAATAGAACGCGAACATGGACATCAGCGCTAGGTCCGCCTCACTCTGGCTCGTGAACCCCAGCTCCTTCCACTTCCCTTCACATAGCGCCAAAAACTTGTCCGCGTTGGCTGCTGTAGAGGCCTTCTCGAACACCTCCATGTCTGTGTCTTCGGGTTCAACCTCTTCCAGCTCTGTCCGGATGTCGCTGCCCTGGCTGCGGATCTCGTCAACCAGGAGGTCAATAACCTCCTGCCTGTCTTCGATTCCCTTGGGCCGTACGGCGTTACCTGTGCAGACAATGAACCGTTCCTGGGAATAAACCTCCACGCCCTGACGTCGCGCTCCTGCGCCAATGAAAGCGCGAACCCAGATATGGACTCCGTAGCCACCGCTAGATACTTCAGTATACGAGTCGAGTTCGTTAATGATTCGGTTATAACGGCTGAGTTCAGAATCACTAGTCCACTTGAGCGGATCAATTGGTTTCCCCTTGCGCCGTTGCGTTTCCTCGTTGACCACATCCAGGTCAACGCACGCCCACGGGTCTTGTTGTGTAATCATGAAGCCTATTTCAGCGCCCTCCATTCTGGAGGCCCACTGTACGGCGGATTCGAAGTCCATCCACTGCTCAGGCTTGTGGAGGCTCGCGTGTGTGACTTGTTCGCCGCTGACTGCGTAGGGAGCACGGTCTGGACCCGCAATGCACCATTGCCGGACAGCTCGCATCTCCTCGGGCAGGTTGCGGATTCTCGCAGCCTGCTCCGGTGTCATTCGTTGACGCCCCCTTGCTTGCGGCAGCCCACGGTGAGCTTCCACGCTTCAAGGTGCTTGCGGATGATTTCGCGCTCCCACACTGTAACAACAGTGTCGCCAACGGAAATGGGTTCAGGTAGGAACCCGCGTTGCTTAGCTCGCAACACAGCCGGTCTGCTCACACCAACCTCCTCCGCAATCTGGGTCGCCGTAATGTATTTTTCGTCAAACCGCTCTTGCGCCGTTTTAGGCGGTGCGGCGGCGGGCGTCTCGGTATTAGTCATCGTTTGTCCTAAGCGCAAGCTGCGCAGTATATGCGTTGCCGCTGCGTTACAACAACGATTGTTAACCGCTGCCGTCCCGCAGTTTTTCGTATTCCGCTCGCGCCTCGTTAACGAGAACTTGGCGCGCGTCTACCTGCTCCTGTATCTGTGCCTTCATAGCGTTAATCTGGCTCATAAGCCATGCGTTGCACTCGCGCGCAAAGTCGTTGAGCTCGACCCTTCTTTTATTCCACAGGTCGTGAGCTTCCTTGAGAGCCTTTCTGTCCGTTCCAGGTGCAATGCGCGGGCGCCCCCTTCCACGGGGTTCGCTGGGGTCGCGTGGCACATGCACCTCCACGTCCTTTAGCGGGTTCGGCGGTCGGCCCCTGCGCTTCTGCACCGCCTGGTCCTCCTGCCGTATCTCCGCCATCTGCCTGTCAAACTCTGCCTGGTCGTTGTCCATGAACTCCTGCCACAGGCGCCAGTGCTCCACCGCCCGGTGGTACGTTTTTGGGCAGCCTACGAACTGGCTGGGCTTACCCAGCACACTTCGCAACTGTTCCACACGAGCCGCAGGCAGGTTCTTGGTGAGCTCGTAGAACTCCTGCTGAGCCTCATAAGACTCGAACATCTGATCGTTGAAGATCATTTGTGCTTCCGTTTCTTAAACAAGTCAGCCTCCGTAAGCCCGTGCTCTGCAATAAGGGTGCGACACTGCGCAATCGCTTCTTGCAACAGCTGGGCACGCAGCTCAGCGATTCGCTCTTCGAGCTTCTCGCGCTGCCGCACCAGCGTTGCCAAGGTGTGGTTACAGCTATTTCGCTTCATGGGTTTCCCCAATGAGCCTGATGCTGTGCTCCGTCCGTTTCAGCACCAGCAGGTCGTGGCCACTGTTGCGGTTGCAGATAACGGCGGCGCCGTATTGCTCCACGATGAGGCGCATGGCGCTGTTCCGCTTCGCATTGTCAAAGCTCGCAGCGTAGCCGTATTTATGCACGGGCTTGCTGCTGTACCCTTCGGATTCGATGTAGTAGCGCGTCTGGTACGGACGCGCATGCTTGCCAAGTTTGGCCACTTGAGACTCCGGTCTGGTTAGTTGGTGCGTACAGTTTACACCCGTTAAGCAGACAAAGGCGACTGTACGTTGCAAGGGGTTGTTTTATTTGCAACTATTCTTAACTGCCTCCCAGGCTCGCGTCCAATCAACAGGACGGTCCTGGTAGACTTCCAGGGGACAGCCGGGGCGCCCCTTTGGCCACAGCAGCCGTTCAACTGCCTGGTCAATCATAACTTGGCTGGGCCACATCACAAAGCCTGCCTCGTCATCGTCCACCGTTTCGTGCGCCACGATAACAGTGTCGTCGAAGTGCTGGTGGTAGGAATCCAGCGCCTCCTGTTCAGTCGCACCGCCCACGAGGGGGATGGTTAGGCACCCGTACTTCCAACCATCGGGGCTCGCGATGAAACGAGGTTTCGAGTAGATACGGATGCGCTTCGTCATAACCACACCTCCTAGCAGAAGACCTCGGTGTCAAACAACCCGAGCTGAACAATAAGGTCCGAAATGTTGGCGTCAATGTTGCACGCGTCATTTTCAACGAGCGCCCGAGTCACGTATTCCTTTGTTTGCGGGTTGATGTTGGGCAGCATCAGAAGGCGCTGAATGCCGCGGTGGATGACCTCCGGGGTGACAACTGTGCGAGCCGGAAAGTCGTCCGGTTCATCGCGCGGGCTAATAACCAGCGTCGGGAAGGGCTTGGGCCTCCACTCCATTACAGGCTTCCCCTTGTCTTCGTCGCGCGCCCAAACGTATTCGTCAGCCACTGCCCAGTAACCAATGCCGCCCTCAGCAGCCGTGGTCGCAATGTCGCCCAGCAGTTCCAGCGTGGGCGTAATGGAAAGGGAGATGGGAAGGATGTGCATTTGTTGTACCTCTATTGAATCATGAGGGGTATTGTACACAGTTGGACGTATCCGTCAATGACGGTTTCGACTTCTTCCTCCGTAGGTGTAACCATGTTCCAATGGTCAATGTGGAGCTTGAACCCACCGGCAGCGATACCGTGGAGGAAGACGGCGGCATTGCTGCGCTTGTCTACGATTTCGTAGGCGGGAATGCCAAGCGTCTGGTGCCCAACAACGACGAACGTGTCATTGTCAAATAGGAGGCTGCACTGGAACGTGTCAGATGACAGCGTGCGGGCGAATGGAATGGCGGTGTCCATTTTCGTATGCCTCCATAACAAGGTCAACACTGCGGTACGTGTGGTAACGCGCCTCGCTCGGGCTGGTAATGCTGAACGAGAAGGGACCGTCGGCCCACTCCGCGACGTCATTGTACAGCTTGTCGTATGCCTCGATGGTGGCATCGATAAGGTGCTGGCGCCCATCGTACTGCACGCAGTCGCAGTCCATGCCGGATTCGATAACCAGGACTTTCCCATCCTGCGCACATTCGCGCAACAACACATGCAGGTCCTTTCGCGCCTGGTAGCGCCTATGCAAGGCCTGTGCGCGGTCGTTGCGGTCGCTGAACTGGATAAGGGTTTTCAGCTTCAGGATGTCGAAGCGATAGTAAAGCTCCATTGGGCAGCGCGCATCCTTGTACAGCACCGCCAAGCTCTGGCTCCACTCTCGTTGCGCTTGCGCAGTCGTGTGGACAACGTGTTGAGAAGACATGATAGCATTCTCCTTCTGTGCAGGGTTGGTTGTTAAGGTCTGCACTGTTACAGTGCTCGCATTATGCAAGCACTGCCCACTGGAGACCGGATGTGGATGTTACTGAGTCGCGTCCTACAGCAGCCCAAGGGGAGTCCCCTTGTAGGCTTCGATAACAGCGCGGTCATGCACCCTGCGGTGCGACCACGTTGGATGCTGAACGAGCAGCCAGTTATAGAGCGTCTGGATGCGTTCTTTAAGCGCATCCGTTCCGCAACACCCTCGCTTCATGCCTGCTGCTCCTGCTGTGGTTGTTGCTGGGTCGCGGCCTTGGGTGCACGACCCGTGATACCGTTGTACTTGCGCCATTGGTAGAACTCGATCATTGCGTTGTTCAAGTTCCACCCACGTTCTGCAGCAAGTGCACGAGCCTGTTGTGAGGTGGGCACCACACCCTCTTGTGCTTCACGCAGCGCGTCCATCGCGTCCCACACCTGCCTGCACAGCCCACCCACGCTGGGGCGCTTGATGCCGTTTTGTTCCGGGCGGTTCTTTTCGATCTTGTACGCGCCCCGCGCGCTGTTGCGTTGCTGGGGAGCCGAAGCGGTGGGCGCCTGCGGAACGTTCTGCAGCGTGTGGTTCATAGCACCAAACACGCCTGCGCCCGCAATGTGGTCTGCGTCCTGTGGGCCTTGCGCATCGTCGCTCGTCGTAAACCCAGCACCAGGCACAGGTTGGTCGCCGTTGCTAAGCGCTTCTTGTTGCTGCACAGTTTCCTCCATGGGCAGGTCGCACTCGCCCGGCTGGGGATCCTCCTGGCTCGCGGCGCCGGTGTGGTTAGCACCAGCTTCCAGGTCACGCACGTACTTCAGCGCCTGGTCCTCCTCAAAGCACCACCGCTCGCCACACTGGTACACCAGCGCATGCGCAGCGTCGTCCAGCGCAGCACCCTCGAGCTTCGTGAACACCTTGAGCCCGCGCTTGGCCTTGCTCTTTTCCGCATAGCTGCGGACGTTATCGTCCTCGGTTTGGTCGGTCATGATGTAAACTCCGGTTGAGTCTAGCTGCTGACTCGCGGCAGCAGCGTCCGCTTATTTATTGCAACGTGCGTTAACTATAGGGGAAGCTGACACCCGATGCAACAGAAATTTAGATAGGGAAAACACTGACGAGCCTGTGCTGGTGGAAGTTCCAGGCTCGTCGCTGTTCTCTTACTCGGTTCGCACGGAAAGGGTATCCCAGCGGATGGCGTAATAACCGTACACCTTCGTTAACCACACCTGGGCGTCTCGCAAGTTGCCGCATGCACGCAGTTCCTGCAGCAGCTCAGCCTGCTCCTCCAGGTCAATGCCCTGTGTGCGGGGTAAGCGGCTCGCGAACTCCGCCTTAAAGTCCTCCAGCGCCAGTGCAATGCTGGTGCCCGCAAACACCTTTGGCTCTTCACAGCCAGGCACGTCGGCCCGCATGACTGTCAATGTGCAAATAATCATTTCGTGCTCCTTGTTGACATGGACATATTGTAAGCCCATTCCATTGCAACCAGGATGCCTAGTTGCAACAGGATGGAAGTTCACGAGTCGCCGTAGTTCAGCTCAGCGCTTGCGTACCATTGGTCCGCACGCTCCACAAACGCCCATTCCTGGAACTCGGAAACTGAGTGCATGTCAATTTCCTCTTCAATAAACATGCAACGGGTGACGCCGATTTCATAGCCTGGGCCGTCCTCGCCGTAATGCATGAGGTTGACTGTTTGGTTCCACGCCAAGCTGGACGTGCCCAGGCTGTGCTGTAGGAAACACTGCGTCAACTCGCGAGGTTCAACCTCACGTATAAATCTAGCCATGGTTACGCTCCTTCAAGTTGACGTAAAAATCCCAACGCCCAGCAGCGGGCAGGCACCGCACGGTTCCGCCGCAAATGCGGTTCCAACGGCTATAGCCCGGGTCGCGGCGCAGCTTGGGCTCAGACGCCAGCAAGCGCATGGCGTGGATGTATTTGAGTCGCGGCATGTGGTCAACCCCAAAAGTTGGGCGCTGCGTGGACCTTGGAATGTTGCGCGAGCCTACCCGCTGCCGTCACTTTGCCGCACACGGGGCATTGCGCCATAAGGCGTAGGTGGAAGCGCTGGTTTGGGCGCGTGTTGCGGGTAGCTTGTAAGGGCATAGCCCAGATTTTGATACCCTGAAGCTTTTGCGTGAGCAGACCGCTGACCGGCAACTTCGCCTTGCGGTTGCCGAACAGCATTTCGGCAATGTCCGCGCTGTGCGCTGGAAGGTTGGTACCAGGCACCTTAATGTAGAGGTTCATGGTTGGGCTCCTAATGGATGGTAGCAAGTCGCCACCAGCTAACCCGCAGAACGGGCTAGCGGCTGACAGGACTTAAAACTCAGTTTCTTTGCCGTCATGGAATCTAGCAACGGTTGAGTCGCCGTCATACCAATCAGTTGCGTAAAACGTGCCAGCTATTACGCTGAAGTTGACAAATACGGTGCAGCGGCGCTCTCGGCTGCGTTGCTGAGCCTTTTGCTTGGCAGCAATGAGCCGGATATTCAACACTTTGTTGTCGAAGTTACAGGTGAACATGGTTGGGCTCCTAGGGTTGAGGTGGATGGTAACGAGTCGCTACCCTCATGCCCACTTTATAGATGGGCATGCAGTTAGTTACTCAGACTTCCAATTCGTTATAGGCAAGCTGGTACTGGTCCAGCCATGTGGCAAACCAATTCTCCAGCTCCTTAAACGTGGTCGCGTTGCCCAGGTCATACAGGCACTTGGGCGGCTGCGTTTCGTGGTCCGTTAAAGGTGTACCGTCAAGGTACGCCTTTACCTTCTCCACAACAGCGGCTTCCGTTGCACCTGCAAACTGTTGCACATTGCCTGTGTACGCAACGTCGAGCGCAATGACGTGAACTTGCATGGTGTTACTCCTTGGTTGGGCTGTGGATGTTAGTGACTCGCAACTGTCACCCGCACGCACACCCGGTGGATGTGCTAGCGGCTGGCTGAGCTGTGTGGTTAACCAGCAATCATGTGGTCTTTGGTTACAAGCAGACGCACGGTGCACTTTTCCGGCTCGTATTCCGGGTGCACCCGCTTTTCCATTTCATGCAACACTTTGCAAATTTGCGGCGCTTTTAGTTCCACGCTGGACTGCAGAGGCAGGTGGTCCCCGCCCGCATTAAGCGCGTCCAGTTGCATGTAAAGGAACAGCTTGCGGTTACGGCTGGCAGCAACGGTTGAGCAGGCTTTTTTGAAGCTGAGCTTTGCCGCTACGGTCCAGTCCGCGCCCTTAATGCCGTGCGCTTCCATTTCGCAATAATTGCAAGCTTCCGTAAGCGTTTCGAATTCCTGGGTTGCAATTTGCACCATTTTATCGGTGTAATCGCCGTTTTCCAGTTGTTCCAGACCCTTAACGGTTGCAACAAATTTGTCGGACATGGTAGGTTCTCCTTCGGTTGGGTTGGCAGTGTTAGTAAACACTAGCTAGCACACGTATGGATGTGCTAGGTGGTGTTTGCTAGTCGAGGTTAAGCGTGACAAGCAACTCGGGGTCCAGGTGGTTCCCAAAGTGTGGCGCAATGCGCACAACTAGCGGGTTACGGTCCAGCGGTGCAAACTCTAGCGTTTGTATGCACTGGTTATCGAGCCGGCGGATAAGTCCCAGCACTTCCGCGTCATTGTCGAGCAGGATTTCGATTGCAGCGACTTTCATGGTGTATTACTCCGGTTGGGTTGCGTGGTAGTGCAAACGCACTGCAAAGCACACCCTATGGATGTGCAATGCGGTGAATTCGAAATTCAGCTTCGGGATTCGGCTGGTTGTTGCTGCTGTTGTGGTTTGATAACCACACATGGGCTGGGTGCCCGCTGTGCCACCTTCCAGCTGGGCTGGCGGGTAGCTTTACGCATGAGCTGGCGGACCTTAACTGGACCGTTGACGAATGCGGTTGAGGTAGCGTGCATGGTTGGGCTCCGGTTGGTGGTTGGTTACGGTTGTGCTTCTGCGTGGTTTTCGACCCAGCAATACGGTGCATGCGTTACATGCGCCTCTTGCAACATCTTCCACAGCAGTTGGACACACTTAAGGTGTATGTGGTAAAAGTGTGACATAATACCTCCGGTTTAGTACGTTTGGTGCGTACTGCACAGCTAACGTTGAAGTTGAGCTGTGCGCTACGCACTGTAGCGCTTGAGGTTTACGCTTTGTAGGTGGTGCTGATGGTTTGAAGCACAGCGGGTGCTGTGTTGTATGTACACCACACCCACATGCGGTAATGCAGCTCATCGGTACCAGCGTCTGCAAGCTCGTACTCAACATCTGCTGGGTCGACCTTATGCAACAGCTTAAGCGCCAGCTTAAGCTCATCAAGCTGCTGTTCCGCTTGCTTCTCATCAGTACCGTTAAACACAAACTGCACAAATAGCTGCACAGTGTAGGTACGGGTGAGGTTGTTTGACATGGTTGAGCTCCTAGTATGGTTGAGGTGCATATGCACCGCACAGCTACCAGAACGGTTGAGCTGTGCGCTACATACGCGGTAGCGCTTGATGTTTAGACCTTTTTGAGTGTAAGTTTTACTTGCCCATCAAACATCTCGTAAACAAATGGCGCAAGCTCTTCAAATGCTGTTAGCTGGTCAAAGCTAATAACACTTTCGTACACAACACCGTTTACTGCGTTTGTGTACGTACCCTTCTGCACCTTTGCAATGAGCTGTGCGTTGAGCAACGTAACGTAAACGATGCACGCGTTAGCTGGTGTGCTGCCAACTGCCCGGATGGGTTGAAGCTGGTCAGTACCATTGCTAGAGACTACAAACATGGTGTTACTCCGGTTGGGTTACTACTGGTGCAACTTGCACCGCACAGCACACCAGCGCGTAGCTGATGTGCTGTAAGGTTGAGCTGCGATGCGCGGTGCTTACACAGCAAGCGCAAAGGTTGAGTTACCCAAAATATAGTAGAGCTAACCTAGTGTGTGAATTGTTAAAGTAGCGCTAGCGCTTTGATGTGGTAAGCGGTTGAGCACCGCACGGGTGCTGTACAGCACCAGCACCACACCGTTGAGCTACCCTGTGTGCGCGGGGTGGGTACCCCTCGCTTCAGGTGGGTTGGTGCAATAACCAACCATGACTACATTGTGCGCTTGCTACGCCGGTTGTGGGCTACGTGGTAGTTAACATGGTAACTGGTGGCGTTAACACGCGTTAAACACAGCAGTAGCTACTGTCGTGCTGCGTTTTAAGCTCATGCATAAGCACCAAGCGCAGCAGTAGCACCCACGCTGTAGTAAGCTCAGCAGTGTTTGTAGTACCCTCGTTTGCAAATGTGCTATGCAAAGCATAGTGCAAGTAATACCCAAGTGCGCAAAACGTCAGCGCAACAGCAAAAAACTTTTGAGGGTTGGTACTAGGGTAGCGGGTACCCTTAAAAAAGCGCTTAAAACGCGTTTGTACGACTGGTTACGCAAAAACCATAGCACGCTGCAAACCGAAGCACTAAGTTAGCTGGTACGCAAATTGCGTCATAATACTAAAACACCCTGCAAGCGGTGTGCGCTGTTGCAGGGTGTGCGTACTACTTTGAGGTGATTGGTACGGTGCTTGCTACGTGGTGCGCAAGCAACTCATGAATACTAACTGACCAGCTGAAACTCAACAGTTTCACGTAGCTCAACAAATATGGTAATGTGCTCGGTGTACTGCACAGCCACGTATTGCTTATGGCTGTGCTGGCGCGCAATGGTTGGGTTACGCTCGAAGTACCGCTGTAGAGCTAAGCGGTGGTTTTCGGCAACACTGTGCACCGGGTTAAACGCCACCCTGCTCTGCTCAAGCGTAGCCCCACGCTGTTGCTTCTTAACCACACCTTTATTTATAGCTCTGCTATTGGTGCTCATCCGTATTGTCGTGTAAGTAGCTGTGGTGGTGGCAAAGAAGAGTACGGCTGGGTTCTCTGGCTCAGCTATTGCGCGCTGTGCTGCGTTGTGCGGTGCAACAACAGCTTGCTCGAATTGTTGCTGTGCAATAGGAGGTAAGCCCAGCGTTTCGCGTAGCTGTGCTGTAGCTTGTACCGCCCAGTCTGTGCTAGGGGCAGGGGTGGGCGCGCTGGGTGGTGTGGTGCTAGGGGGTGTGGTGGTGGTAGTGGTAGGGGTGGGCGGTGCGGGCACTACGGACGCGCTTGCTGCTGCTGTGTTGTTGCTGCTGTGTTCTGCTGCTGTAAAGAACAGCGGAGCTTGCGTAGTTGGTGCTTGCTGCTCAGCTGCTGGTTGCTGCTGTGCTATGTAAATGTTGAGCTGTGCCATGGTGCGTATGGATGAGGTGGGCTTATGGAAGAGTTAGTGGGGTGCGCTGCTACGTGTGCGTATTGTACAGCGTGATAACAGGCTGTTGTGTTAGATAACATAGTGTTAGCTACCTGCACACATGAGCAAAGTTGCGCAAAGGTATTTAATTAATAAATGCGCTATACCATATAACAGTACATTAATTCTAATAACGCACATAACGCGTGCGCCGACCTTAAAAGTGTTAGCTACCTATACCATATAACACAAATATATATATAATTAACATAACACCAAAAACACTATAGTAAATTTCAAACGCAATTGGTTCTAAACAGACCTAAGAAGTACGTTTAATTAACTGCGTAATACCTTGTAGCCCCTTTCGCGCGGTTAATTATATGGGGTAGCAATAACGTTACATGGGGTAGCACAGCACTGCTACCCCACACAACAGCAACCCAGCTCTAGAATGCCCTAGCACATCTGTACTTCCTGCTGTGCTAGCACTACCCTGCTGTTGCTGCTAGCACGTCCATTCCATACAGTCCAGCTGCTACTGCACAGCTACCATATTGCTGTGCTGCCTACTGTCCAGCTGGAACTGCAGAGCATGTAATCTGTTACCTCACCGGCTACCATCTTTACTGCTGGGCTGACCCGAGGGACCCTCTATAAACACATGATTCTCAATTTAAATCGATATTCGTTATGGAATGCTTACCCTTTATTTCTTCGTAATAGCCTTTTCTGCCCATAACACGCCTGTACGCATAACGCACGCACACGTAAAGCCACGATCCACATCAGAGCCTTCCAGCACTTATACTGCCCACCACTATGTTCACATTCTTCTTCACAACCATCCTCGTTGCCCTACTCAGCCTACTATTCACTGTGGTTACCAACAATAAAGTTCCACCACACTACTCAGGCTTTGCACTCATGCTCTTCACCTTCATCCTCGCCTTTGCCCTGGGCGGCGCCTACGTCAGGTATCTGCTTTAAGAATCTGGCCTCGGGCTTGCAAATCGGGTTAACCTGCGTTAAGCTGTGTGTTTTGCAGGAGGTAAACCCATGGCAACGGCACGAGCGGAAATCCTATATGAAGTCTGGCGCAGGGCTATTTGGCTGACGCCTGCGAACCACAAAAAGACTGCGCCGCCGCATTGGCACGAGTTACAGGAAGAAGTGAAGGCGGCTTGGGACGCGGTGGCGTACACGGCGGGTCATG